CTTTACGGAGATATTAGTCCTCAAATTAGATTAACTTTAGCAAAGTATTTAGGCGAACCATATCTTGTAGCTATGGAAAATTTCATAAAAAAGAGCCCTAGCCAACGTTCAACTTTTGTAGATGAAATGAATAAAAATCAAAAAGAAGCTATGGAAGTTATAGATTTATATTTAGGAACTGCTAAATCAAAACCTGTAGGAACTCCGTCTATAGGCGATTTAGGAGAAACTGTAGTTAGTGGTGCTCAAAAAGTATCAGATGATGCTATTTTTCCTATTAACGCTGAAATATTAGATAATACAAGTAAGTTAAATTTAATATTAGATAGCTTTGAAGCTGGCGCACAGGGAAATAAAATTAGTAGAGAGTTTGTAGAAAATTTAGATAAAACTAATAGAGAACTATATCAAGCAGAAAAAACTAAATATGACACTGTTGTAAATAATATTTTAAAAAATTTAGAAGGAGGTCCTAATGTATCTTTTGTAAAAACAGGAACTCTTAGAAGAGATCTTATTGACTTAAGAAAATCTTTAAATGCTGCTTTAGTAAACGCTGACGATGGCACTATAAAAATTATAAATCAAATCTTAGATGCTACTGCAGGAACGAAAAAAGCAGGAACACCTGGTATTGCACCAGCTAAAGATTTAAACTTTAATCAAGTTATGTCTACTTTGAACGGACTTAACAGACTAATAGATGATGATTATGCAAGATTAGCAGGTAATGCTCCTGATTCTAAAACATTAGTAGCTATAGCTGCAAAAACTAGAACTGCTTTATTAGATAGTTTACAGAAAAATTTATCACCAGAAGATTATTTTACATTAAATTCAGCTTTAACTAATTTAAGTGAAATAAGAAAAACATACAATAATAAAGCTATTAATATGTTATTTAAAACTAGTCCTAATAAATTAAATTTAGAAGTTTCAGATAAAGCAGTTCTTAATACAATTTTAAATGATGAAATAGCTTCAAGAGAACTTTTAGGTTTATTAGATAATCCTAGTTTAGTATCTCAAAAAGAAGTAGTTAAGAGATATATAAAAAACAACTATAAAAGTTTTGTAACTAATAATGGAAATATTACAGACGCTGGTACTTTAGCTAAGAATACTAAAACTTGGATGTCTAAGAATGAATATTTATTAGAATACTTTAATAAGGAAGAAAAAAAATTATTTGAAAATGCTATAAGATTTATGGATAACATAAAATTTAATCAAAAACAACTTGATGATTTAACTAAAAGTCTTAGAGATAACGGAATCACAGGTCTTAAAAACGTAGATCCTTATACAATAAACTCATACATACAAAAAAATCCTAGCATGGTTGGTGTTTTAATAGAAAGTTTACAATCTAATAATAGTCAATTAGCTAAACAAACTTTAGATAACATTAAAGATTTTTATAATGCTGAATTAAGAAATAAAATAGTTAAACCTGATATATACACAGGAACTGAGTTTTTTAGTTCGAGTGCTATTAGTAATTTTTTAAAAAGTAATGATAGAGGAATTTATGAAATGTTATTTGGAAAAGAGTATATTGAAAAATTAGATAAAGCCAGACTAGCTTTAGATCCTTATGAAAGCTTAGTATCATCTGATAACATAAATATAATGAGCACTCCTCAATTACAACAAGCTTTAAAAAATACGTTTTTTGGACAGTTAGATAGAAAGAGAACGATACTTAGAGGACTTACAACTTTATTAAAATTAAGAAGTTTTAATGATACAGCACTACCTTTAGCTAACGTAGATGAGTTTTTTAGACGTTATAAAAGTAATTTAAATCAACCTGAGTATATAAAAGCAATGATAGCTGCAGCTACTCAAGAACCTGTAGTTACTGGTATGGACGAAAAAGGACAAATGAACCTAGGAGAAATGAGTTTAAAGAAAGGAGGAGAAGTAGCAGGCACAGGTGTTGCTATTACAACAGAGAAAGTATTGCCTGTTTTTAATAATATAATAAGAAATGTTTTAAATAATGGCGGTACTACAGTTGTCAATCCTACTGAGTAAGGTAGTAAAAGGCACTAGTGCTGAACATTCAGCGATTTCTTGGTTACTAAAAAAAGGTTATCATGTTTTTAAAAATGTACATGTTACTGGTTTTATAGACGTAGTTATATTTAATGGTAAGGAACTAATAGGCTTAGATATTAAAAGTGAAACATTTAGAAAGAAGAATGGTCAGATGATATATAGAAAACCTACTAGTAAACAAGATAAATATGGTGTAAAATTGCTATTCGTAAAAAAGAACGGAGAGTGTTATTTTGGAAGCAATTAAACAAAGAATAATAAAACACGAAGGTAAAATAAATAAGATATACAAAGATTCTTTAGGTCTTAAAACTTTTGGTGTAGGGCACTTAGTATTACAATCTGATGACTTAGAAGAAGGAGTAGAATACTCAGATGATATCGTTATGCGATATTTTGAAAAAGATTTTCAAACAGCCGTAGAAGATGCTAATAAATTTATTAATAAAGATGAACATCCAGAAGACATATACGGAGTTATTATAGAGATGTGTTTTCAATTAGGATATCCTCGTCTTTGTGGGTTTAAAAAATTTAAAGCTGCACTAGAAAATAAAGACTATACTACAGCTTCCGTAGAAATGTTAGATAGTCGTTGGGCTAAACAAACTCCTAATAGAGCAAACGATTTAGCTAATATCGTGAGGGACGTCTAATGCTTTTAAATTTAGTTCCTACGATAATAAAAGGGGTTGTTGACGTTGTTAAAACTAAAACTGAAACTAAAAAACTTATGGCTGAAGCTGAGCAAACGCATGTTAGAAAGATGGCTGAAGGCGAAATTGATTACGCCATCGCAACACAAAAAAATATGCAAAGCTCTTGGCGTGACGAATGGTTCACAATTATACTCTCGATTCCACTCATTATAGTTTTTGCTGCAATATTTTTAAATAAACCTGAGTGGATTACAAAATTAAAAGAAGGATTTATTACTCTAGATGAACTACCAGACTGGTATATATGGGCGTTATTGGCAGCAATAGCAAGTTCATTTGGATTAAAAATATCAGATCTTGCAATTAAAAAATTTAAAAAGTAATGGCAGATCCAAAAAAAGGAACTGGTAAAAAACCTAAAGGAAGCGGTAGAAGATTATACACAGATGAAAACCCTAAAGATACTGTCGGTATTAAGTTTGCTACTCCGACTGACGCACGGAAAACGGTCGCAAAAGTGCGAAGAGTTAAAAAACCGTATGCACGAAAAATTCAAATCCTTACTGTTGGCGAACAAAGAGCGAAAGTAATGGGAAAAAGAGAAGTTGCTAGTATATTTAAGAAAGGAAAAGAAAGTTTAAGGAAAAAGCATAAGAAGAAAAAATGAAATTAGGTTATTTTTATCTCTTCTGTGCTTTCATGACTGTCGTTGTCATGTTTTTTTCTATTAATTCTAATGCTGAAACTAACACTGTTAGTTCTACGGTTGTTACGAATAATACACCGCCTACTGCAAATGCCCCCTCTATAATCAATTCTAATTCTGATATTTGTAAAGTAGGTGTAGGAGCAAGTGTACAAAATAATATTGTAGGACTTGCTAGTGGTATAGTAATAGATGATGAGCTATGCCAAAAACTAAAGCTAAGTCGTAGCCTTTATGCTTATGGTATGAAGGTTGCGGCAGTGTCTGTCTTGTGCCAAGACCCTCGTGTTTGGGACGCTATGACAGATGCTGGCACCCCATGCCCTGCGAAAGGCTCTATCGGAATAGAAGCTCAAGAGTATTGGTCTAATAACCCTGATGAAATACCAGACGGAAGTAAATATAAACCAGAGTATGTTTCACAAAAAATAGAAGAACAACCAACAGGAGATAACGATGGTCTTAAGAATTTTGGCCTTATGGCTCTTTCTTTACTGCTCTTATTCTAAAGCTGACGTATGTCTTCCTAATACCGAAGGTTTATGTGAACCTGGCGTTACTGTAGTCGAAGATATACAAGTAGAAATAACTGAAGAAGACTTAGGAACAGAGATAGTTACGACAACTACTACGACAACTACAACCACTACTCAAACTGTTACAAACGAAGATTCTGGAAACATCCTAGACGGAGATAATAATTATGTAATTTCTAATAAAGAGGGCGATATGGATATTGATTGGGGTGGCCAGGGTCCAGCATCCATGCCCTCGGGTAATACTTGCGGTCAATTAGGAACTGATAAGTGTGCTCAGATTACTGGTAGTGGTAATTCTACATCTAGTATGGGCGTAACAGGCATGGGTACAACTTTTATAAACAGCGTAGATATTTCAGATCTTAACATGGAAAGAGGTGGAGAAGTAAGGTATACAATTGAAGTAGATAAACGAGATGCTCAAGATAGAATATACATGCATATTACTGGTCGTAACGGAAAAACTAATGTATTTCAAGGAACAGATATATTATCGGAAACTGGTGTAGCCTCAGGTTATCAATCTTATAATGGTTCTTTTGATTTTTCTGGCACTATAAGCACTGTTATTATAGAAGTAGGAGGTAGAGATATAAACTTAGCTATAGGCCCTCTATTTGATGACGTAACTGTAAATGTTTTATACAATGTAGTATCTACATTAATAGAACAAGAGATAACTACTCTTGAACAAATATATTATTTAAATATTTTTGACCCTACTGAATTAGATTTTGTAGAGGAAGTCTTTGAGTTTAACGATATTAGTGTTGATGACGGAGAAATAAATTTTACTCCGATTGAGCCAGAAACTGAAGAAATTACTTTTGCAAGTGTTGAATTAGAGATAGCTGAATTTGAATTAGAGTTACCAGAACCTGAAGTGGAAATTGTAGAAGTAGAAACAGAAGTTGAATTAGAAATTGAAATAGAGATAGAAGAGATAGAAGTTGTAGAAGCTGAGCCTGAAGAAGAAACTATCGAAGAACCTCAAGAAGAATTACAGGAACCAGAACAAGAAACGCCACAAACAGTACAAAAAGAAGAAGATCAAGAAGAAAAAATAGAAGAAGAGAAACCATCTAAACCTAAATTATCGAATAAAGAAAAAGCTGCTA